TTCCAATATGCTATATTTATTTAATATTTTTAAGTTTTTCCAATAGACTGTTTCTATCAGCTACAATATATCCATTACCTGGAATATCCAATCCTTTATCTGAATTATTTTCTTGATCAATCTTTTGCTTCTTCAACTGTAGCTCAATCATTTTAAGTTTTTTATCAATCTTGGCAGCCTTAGCATCAATGGCATTCTTAAGCATAGTTCCAGCTACTTCAAAAATGCGCCCACTATACCGAGCTTCCACGTTCATACCTAAATCCATAAGATCATCATAGGCGTTTGTAGCACGATCTGCTAATGAATCAAACTCTTTGTCACTTATGTCGCCTAGACCTTTAACTTGAGGCAATGCTGCGGAGATTTTATCAAACTCCTCCATATCTCTTAAAAAAGCTTCAGGTTTTTCTGCCTTCTTGGCTTCTTCTTTTACCAATTTTTTGTTTTCAGGTAAATTTAATACTTCTTCTAGTTTTTTAGTCATACCTTATTTATCTTGCTCCGCCTTGGTGAAAAATATCTGTCTCATTTAACACACGGAAATTCAATCCTTGATTTTTACACCATGCTGTGGCTGCGGCCCATTTATGTTGATTAACAACAAATTGTGCTTGTCTAGCTGTATTACGTCCCACTTTTTCTAAAAGCTGTTGATTCTGTGGCTTTATTTCAATAATTTCTGAAATCATTTTTCCTTTCTTATCCATATATTGAATAAAAAAATCTGGTACGTACACCGTGACTTTTTGTGTTAAAGGATTCTTATAAGGTATTTTTACTGCTTCACTAGCCCATTTTTGTATGCTAGGATGACTATCACAAAAATTCATAAAGGCAAATTCCCAACTACTACGATATGTAGGGCTCTTAATACCTACATATTTTTCCGGGTGTTTAGGAGTAAATTTACCTTTAGCAAACTTGCTCATATTAATATATTACGATTTTCTAAACTGTCTTCTGGACTATTTTTTTTGTAACCTAATACACTAGTTTGAACTCTGTAATAATTTAATACCTGTGTAATTACCTGACTCAACTGTGTATCATCTAAACCTTTAAGTTTATCCAATAATTCAAAAATATTAACACCATCTAATCTTGCTTGGTTTAATAAAACGATTCCTGTGCTACGAGCAGCTTGCTCGCCAAATCCTCTACGAATAAAAAATCCCAATACAGCATCAATTTGATTGCTAGGAAAAGTTATTTGTTCTAGAAAAAACTTATCAAAAAAAGTTCTAACTTCATTATTTTCTGAATTTGGTGGTAAGTTACTCATTTAATGCCTTTAAGGAAAATCTACCGGTGTAGCTTCAGTTTTTGTATTTTCTTGACTCTTCGGAAAAAATACATTTTTAATATTAGTTGTAGCAACTGCCGAAGCTGCTAATACTCCTCCAACTAATAAATTCTGACCTTCTGATTTTAATCCAGCTTTGGTTAAATTTTTAGCATTTTGATAGGTATTAATTGCTGCTGTACTTGTATTAACAAAATTTTCAAGACTATTAAATATTCCACCTGGTTTACTGCCAAGCGTCAATGATTCAAAAACATTAGTAGCACCTTCTAATACTCCACCGGTACCAAGTAAAGTTCTTGTTCCTCCCCCAGACGGACTTAATGGACTAGGAACTTTATCATAATGCTCTTGTGCAAATGCTTTGACATTTCCACTCTTTATAGATCCAGTATCATATGTCACAGCTTCATACATTAATGTCATAGTACAACCCGAAGGCTGGCCTTGATCACTACTATTATGATTATCTGAATTAAAAGAAGTAATAACAGGTCTTATTAAAGTATAACTGGCATATTGTCGTTGATTAAGTTGATATATGGTAATATCATTAAAGAAAGGTATACTGGAATTGTTATCAAATCCGTAATTTCCAACAATAAACTCTTTGTTTTTCATAGAATTTCTATCGTAAGCCCCGGCTTTTTTACCAGTTGTAGAATCCGCATAATAATAAGCATAATAGCTCTGCCATAAATTGTTTATTATATTAGCTCTGTCGTCATGAAAGGCAATAGTAACCTGCTGAAATTCGTGAGAAGTTTGAACAACTTTTTTACGATTATATTGATTAAAAGTAAGTGCCTTGACTGAAAATTTAGGCAAATCAACACTTTTAACTAACAAACTAATTTCATTTTTATTACGTTCGACTAAGTCTTGATTTTTTACAGCACTACTATTCATGTTAAAATAAACATGATATAAAAACTTTACTTTAGGCGCTAATCTAAAATCATCGTCGACAAAAACCCTGGAAGCATGTTGCCAGTCTCCCATCTGACCTTTAGGGTTTAAAAAGCCATTACCTATTTGATTTAATAAAGAATTATTTTTATTTGCCATATAGTATTTATAACTATAAATTAACTGCTAGTTTAACTGTTAATGATCAATAAAAAAGGGCCCTAAGGACCCTTTTAAATAAAGAACTATGATTAAGATAAACCAGTAGCCATTGTTCTTTGAGTTCTTCCAACATTTGTACCAATACCAGTACCTTGTGGAGTTTGAATACAGTTATCAGGCTGAATTGTTAAATCAATTGTTTGAGCCTCAGCAGAAGCATAAGTTAAATCCTTATAAGACGCTACAGTAACAAAGCAACCATAACATTCCCAAGTTTCTAATATAGCAGGAGTCCAAATTCCATTACCACCATCTAAAATTTCAATTTTCATTGTGAACTTATAGTCTGTGCCGCTGGCTGCTGATGCTTGCTCATAGAAGTCGAATTGCTTCTGCATCTGCTCACCAATCATTTTACTTACTACACCAGTAGCATCGTCACGTAAAGAAACTTGAATTGTGCCCCAAGTTACTTTACCGGCATAGTTAATAACTGAGTTATAAGTTTCAATCTTTTGTGGTGCAAATGTAGCAGTAGGTTTAGCTGCTGTTTGAACCTGCTTAGTGAGCTCAGTAGTCGGTGTACTTATTCCAAAATTTTCAAATAAAATTCTAAAACGATATTTGAGTTTTGGCATCAATGTGCCTTGACTACTAGCACTTGAATCACTGGCTAGTGGTACTGTAAATCTGTTTAATGTTGCAATTGCCATATATAAGCTCCGTTATTATTATTTATTATTTTAGACCGTTAGTAGTACTCTTGATACGCAATGGTATGTAGATAAATTCAACAGCCTTAACTGGCACAATAGCTACGTCAACATACAACTCGTTCTTGTCAATTCTACTTGGTGTATTGTTACTGTCATCACAAACTACAATGTAGTCATATAATGCTCTTTGACCAACAAGTTCAAGCATGAAACTTTCAACACTGTTCTTGATTTCATCTCTTGTGATCTTATCATTTGGCTCAAACACATATGGCTTGGCCAAAATGTCTAACTGTCTACGCATATAAACAATTAATCTTGCCACATTGATACGATCTAATGCACTGGCATTCTTAGCACGAGTCTTCTGGCCATAGTTGACTAATCCTACACCTGTAAAGAATGTAATTGGATTGATCTTTGCATCATATAATGTGTCTCTTTGACCATTGTTTAAAGCAAGAGTTTTAAACTCGCCTTCACTGTCAATATAACCTACGCTTGTGGCATTTGTAATACCACCACGTCTTGTTCCAGCTGGAGCAAACCATGGATAGCTAACATTATCACTTAATGCAATAGTTCTTAACATCATATGACTTGGTGGGACAACAACATTATTACCGAAGTTGTCACTAGTGAATCCCCATGGATAAAATAAAGCCAAGTATTCATCATAGCTAGGTGCACCAATATCATTGTCCTCTACTGCTAGACGTAAATTTGTACCCCATGTCATTAAGCTTGTAGCATCTGGTAATAATCTTGCTGGTGTATCACCTAATACAAATGCTGTTAAAGCACGATCATAATTTAATGTGATCATTTCGCCAATTAATTCTGGATATCCTGGCGTAGCAATCAAGTTAAACACTCTTGCTTCTTCACGAACATCTGTTGAACTATTAATAGTAGCCTGTAATGCTTGAACTACTAGTTTACGTTGTGCCTTACGACCAAATGATCCACTGCCATCATCCTGATTAGCACTAGCAGTAACCCAACGATGTGGATAATAATCTCCCATACTTTCGCCGCCACTTTCTGCTGGATCATAGCGAACGTTATCATCATTGATGTCTACATAATTTTGTACAAAACGTTTGACATTAAACCCACTTCTACGTAGATTCCATAACAACATACCTTTTGGATATAGTGCAGGATCTGGGGCATCAAAGTCAACATAATCACTGAGCAATAACTCTTCGATCACGCCAGGTACATCACTAGTCATTCCACTGGTATTATAACGAGCATCGTGGAATAAAACACCATCCTGGGAACTCTGATCTGTCGAATCAAGCTCTACCCAACGTGTAGCAATAGGACCTGGTTTATTAAGATCGAATCTATAAATTTTTGGAAAGTTTTCTAAATCACTAGTATCAATCCATAAATCATTATCTGCTAATGGCGAAGTACCGTCGCTCTGCGTTAATGGCTTTGTGGCACTGACAATTGGTCCCATTGGATCTGTATCTTCATATACATTTCTATAACCACTCCAGATCTCACCGTCGTGTACCATGATATCAATTTCATCAATAACACTGCTATACCATAATGTACCATTTTTGGTTAATGTAGAAGGACTTTCTTTGTTAGCTGTAAATCTTAATGGCTCCCATAGACTTACAAGATATCCATCGCCTTCCTCAGTTACATTAGAATTAGCTGTTATTCCAAGAGCATCTAACAACCCTTCGCCCGATTCCTCGATAGTAAAATCGCCACCTAATATATGACTAATAACTAATCTATTTTGTGCATCCACACTGGCTTGAATATTTTTTAAATCGTTTGAAGCATTAATAGCAGCAGCAATTACATCTGCGTCGGCTGCATTATTGTTAAGATCAAAGTTAATTACAGCAGAGAATGTATTTTTAGTACCTGTTCTTCCTTCTGTAATCGTTAGTTCATAAAAATCATTATCATACCAACCTGTAGTAAGCTTTGAACTAACAATACTATTTGCTCCAGCACCTGCTTTTCTATATAATTTAAATGAATTTCCTTCGCCATGAGCATTATTACCAGTTGTATGGCAATATAACGCACCTGCACCGATATTCAATCCGCCGCCAGCTCTGTCTAAATTATAAATTGCTTCGAATCCACTACTGTACAACGGAGTCGGAACTTTATCAAATGATTTTGTAGCCTGATTATATTTTTTTACAATCAATTTAGCACCACCAGCTGGTTCAGTGGTCTTAACCCAAACGCTACCTGTTCTTGCACCAAATCTTGCATCTGCTAAATTGGTACTTTTAAAGTTAGGTACTGAAGTATGCGGGCTAATTGCTACAGAAGGACACTGATAATATCCTGAAACAATATTAAAAAATTCTAAATCACAGGCATCACCTGAAATAGTCATTCCGCCGCCATTACCGTTATTTAAATAAAAACTTAAACAATTATTTTTTACAGTAACAAAAATTCCATAACTGTTAAAATATGCATTAACTCTAGCAGCATATTCCTCAGCTGTATTATCAGTTAATGATAAAGCAGGCTGACTGTCAATAACTAATTCTCTAGTAGCATTTTTAACATAAGGAGCAGTAACAAGAACAGGCCAACTTGCACTCCAGTCATTACTTCCTACAACTACCCATGTTCCAGGATCAATACTGGCTGCACTATTGCCCGGGCTCTTAAAATATAAAACATCTGGATCTGAATATTCGGTATCCAAATCACTTAAACTTACAATAGCATAATCACCGATTGCACCAACTGATCCTTTTGGAGCATAATTGCCGCTTGCATAATTAACAACTTTCGTAGGATCTGTAATGACTAATGGCTTTTTAGCTTGGAATGTTTGCCCAGTCTTGGAACTTCTAGGACCATTGTCCCATTGAAAAATTCCCCATTGACTGTTAGCAGTATCTAACCAATGTGTACCGTTTTCTGGCTCAGAATTTGGAGCTTCTGCTTGTGCATTTAATTCTTTAAGATCAATGTCTGCTCTTACAATATATGCCCTATTGCTTACACCTAACAAGCTATATGCTGCTTGTAAACCATATTCATTTTGTTCACCCGCATGAATCGGATTACTATTGGCATCTGTTTTGAACAGAGGAACGCCAAATGTTGTTGCCAAATCTCTTTGACTGGTAATTAAATAAGCTTTGCCTGCATTAGCTTTTAATGTACCCGGGGCAATACCAGTGTTAGATGGATTAGCCTTGTCTTGCTCTGAAGCAACAATAATTAGTGGAACGGTACTTGGTGCGGCTGGTGCGTAAAAGCTTTCATCAATAACTGTTACGGCGACGCCTGGTGAATTTAGTTGTGCCATTGTGAGATTTCTCCTAGATCTTGCTCAATGTATTTATAGCAAAATGGAAAAATCTTTCAATTTGAACCTAGTAATTTACCAAGTTTTCCTCCATTTCCTCTAAAAATTCCTGATCATTAATCAACAATTCGATAGATCTATATAAGTCTTCTATGCCTTGATTGTTGTCTACTACAGCATCAAACTCAGTACCGATCCAACTCCATTCGCTGGCATGAATTCCTGATTCTATCATTAGTTTTTTTTCTATTTCATTACCCCGATTAGCAGCCAATGCCGTATCATACCACATAGGTAAAGGTCCTCTTTTGACCCAAACAACTTTGCCGCCTGCATTTTTGATAGCAGCTATCTCATTAGAAAATCTGCAATCACTGATCACCACATTATCTGTGGTATTTTGAAGTTTATTTTCTAAACTAGCTATCCAAATGTCGTCATTAAACCCTTTACGACAAACTTCAGTGCCCCAATATTGTAGTATCCATCTTGGAGTAAGATTAGGCATATTGAGTCTTTTACTCCACCAAGGGTCTACTCGCTCACGCCATTCCCTGCTTTGTTTGGTTCGACCCTCTAACATTTCTCGATCCCAACCAAATACAAAAGCAACCGCATCTTTCAACGATCCGGCAAAACTATCTCTTTTAAATTCATGAAAATTAACTAGATAATCTGCAATAGTATCTTTGCCACTGCCGATCAAACCACAAATGCCTAGTATCACAAAATTCTCCTTTTTGCAATATTACAGCACTATTAAGTAAAAGTCAAATATAAATTAGCCAATAACAAAATAATATCCGCTACCACCAGGGACGAACATTTCGATTTCTTTTTCTAACTTTTCCAACTCTTCTTTGCCAGCTGATTTTAAGTCGGCACCATTCAATCCTCCTGCTCCGCCCGGTCCTGCTATTTGACTAAATTTGCTACGTGCTTCACCTAACATCAACTTACAACCAGCTAGGGTATAATCTTTAAACCATTGTCCAGCATAGTTATCTTTAAGTAAATGATAATCAGGTCTATAGTTATAACCTTTTATTAAAATCTGCTCTCCTTCGCTATAAGGACGCTGAAGAATTCTCAATGTATGACTAGTAGGAATCCATTGAAATTCTATGTAAGCACCAAACATACGCCCTATTAACTTTTGATAACCGGCAAACATTTCATATGTAGCTATACCGCCTAACATGGTACTATTCAACAAATATGTATTTGTATAGGCCAAATTGAATGGTTCGAAATTTGTGCCGCCGCTACCGCCTGCTGTTCTTGATCCAATAGTCCTACGAAAAACACTACGGACTTCTACAATATCGTCGGGCAATCTATAGTCGTTAGTATCTGCTTGTAATTCTAAAAAATAATAAGCTTCTTCTACCGCATTAGGACTACGCTGTCTAAATTTGGCTAAAGCTCTATTTAAAGCAGTCTCGTAATGAATGGGGTCTAATTCCACATCTACCATACCGTCACCTAACATAGCCTTACAATAGGCATAAACTTTTTCTCTTTCTTCTGTAGCAGTGGTTTCTAGCATAGTGGTTCTCCCAGTATATTTATCAGCTGATAAATATCATATGCCACGCTTATCACTTTATCGTTCAGAAAGAGGAAATGATTTTAAATTCATAGATCGTCAGATCAGTGAAATGTTTGCCATCGGAGGCACTGATTTCTATCTACACAAATACATGGGTGTAAAAAGTTCTTCTGCAACTTCCACTGCCGACACTCCTTTTTATACCAAAGACGGTGTTACACCTGATTATAATCCTACACAAATACAAGATTTACTGTTATTGGAAAACAGAGACAGAAAATATGATTCTAGTATCTATAAAATTAGAGGGCATTATAATGTACAAAATCTAGATTTTAACCTTAGTCAGTTTGGCCTGTTTATTGACAACGACACCGTATTTGCCACTGTACACATCAATGACTGGATACAAACTATTGGTCGTAAACCAATTAGTGGTGATGTAGTTGAAATGCCCCACTTAAAAGACGAATTTGCCCTAAACGATTATAATATTGCCTTACCGAGATATTTTGTCATTGAAGATGTTAGTAGAGCCAGTGAAGGATTTAGCATTACTTGGTGGCCACATTTATATAGATTAAAACTTAAAAAAATTACAGACTCACAACAGTTTGCTGACATATTGGATCAACCTATTACAGATGCCAATGGTGATCCCACAAATCAAACTCTACGTGATGTGTTAAGTACCAAAGGTCGAGAATTAGAAATCAACGAAAGTATCATAACACAAGCCGAAGCAGATACCCCACTAAGTGGATATGAAACTAGACAATTTTATACATTAGCTGTCGATCCCACTAATGGAAATCCTGTTTTAACCACCGTCGATGATAATACACCACCGCCTGATGCCAGCACCATGGGTCTAGATGCTAGTCGAATACATGGTCGTGCTGTTAGAAGTGGTTATACTGGATATTTGCTAGGAGACGGATTTCCACCTAATGGATACGAATTTGGTCACGGTATCTTATTTCCAGCTAATCCTTACCTCAATGACTATTTTTTAAGAACAGATTTTGCTCCAAATAGACTGTTTAGATATAACGGAAAACAATGGGTTAAAGTGGAAGATGCTCTACGTCATACATTGACCAACACCGATAATCGAACCACACAAAAGACCAGTTTTATAAATAATACCAACGTTAATACTATTAACGGTGAACAGGTCGTTGAACGTCAAGCACTCAGTAAAGTCCTCAAACCCAAGGCAGATTTATAATGCAGCATTTTTATGACGGTCAAATAAGACGTTATCTTGTACAAACTATAAGATTACTCAGCAATTTTGTTGTCAAATATGCCGACGGCACCTTAGTCCCAGTCCCGGTAATGTACGGAGACATGGATAGCCAAGTCGGTAATATTATCAGACAAAATAGTGAAAATAAAATTCAAGGTGCTCCAAGAATAGCTGTCTATATCAGCGGACTAGAAATGGACAAAGATCGTTTAGCTGATGCAACTTTTGTAGGCAAATTACATATAAGAGAGCGCGAAATAGAATTTAATCCAGAAACCGGACGTGATGAATATACCAGTTCTGAAGGTAGTAATTATACCATAGAAAGAATTATGCCTACCCCTTATAAGCTTACTGTAAAAGCTGACATATGGAGTGCCAATACTGATCAAAAATTACAAATTTTAGAACAGATATTAATGTTGTTTAATCCCAGTTTAGAAATACAAACTAGTGATAATTATGTAGATTGGACCAGTCTTAGTGTAGTTTACATGGACGATTTAAATTTTAGTAGTCGTTCAATTCCTGTGGGCAATAATAGCGCCATAGATATTGCCACTATGGATCTAAGCATGCCTATATGGATAAGCCCGCCTAGTAAAGTTAAACGTCTAGGACTAATTAATCGTATTACCATGGGAATGTTTGGTCAAATTGGAGACAGTGACGAGGGATATATTGACGGAATTGATTCCGGTAGCGGAGGCTCGGGACCTGGATTACTTGATAATATAGGAGGCATAGCCACTGTTATTGATAATTTTGATATTGTAGTATATGGCGGTCAAGCTAGAATTTTTTATCCCGATGCCAGAGGACATAGAGTAAACAATTTAATAGATGTAGGTATTGATTCAATAAAAATTGTTAATTGGACTGTGATATTTGACAAATACCCTGGCAAATATAGTGGCGGAAATAGCAAATTATTTTTACTACAAAGTAATGGTACAGAAGTATTTGGCACTGTAGCTATCAATCCTATAGATCAAAGCATTCTAAATGTACAATGGGATACCGATAGTTACCCTACGAATACCGATATTAGCAGTGAACATCGCCCATCTAGCCCTGGCACCTTTGATGCTATAATTGACCCAAAAACTACAGGTCCTAAAAGCGGATTAACTGCACCATCTATTGGCACTAGATATCTAATCATAGATAATATCGGCGGAGGCGTTAGAGAAACACTTGTAGCAGAAAATTCCAGTAACAGAATAGACACCATGGTCGACTATGACAAAGTGATAAGATCCGAAGTATATGTTAATAAAATACCTGTAAACTTTGAAACTTTGAACATGGAAGGAAAATTAGTCATTAGATTAGACGCTTCCGCTCAAGTAGATGACATAATAACTTATGAATTATTTGTTAATGAAGATGGCCCCGATGCTTGGAAAAACGATGACGGTAGTGATTTTATTGCCAATACTAACGATATTATCGAGTGGACTGGGACAAAATGGCATGTAATTTTTGATAGTACAGCTTCGAAAGATACTATATATTATCTAACAAACATTTATACCAATGTACAATATAAATGGAATGGTGTTAGTTGGGTTAAAAGTTTCGAGGGCGAATATCGTAAAGGATACTGGCGTATACTTCTATGAAAGAAAAAATTGTTTGCAGCGGTGCATTATTTTATGCCAAACAAACCGGACGTAATTTGCTACTACAAAAGTCCAATGGCAAACATAGAGGCACTTGGAGTTTAGTCGGAGGCACAAACGAAGCCGGGGAAAATGCTTGGCAAGGACTACTACGTGAAATGGAAGAAGAAATTGGGTTTGTACCTGATATACTAAAATCGATTCCCTTAGAAACCTTTGTCAGTAACGATAGCGTGTTTAATTTTCACACTTATCTTTGTGTAGTCAACGA